CTCTGAGTAACCGCAAAGGATAAAGGTTGAGTTATTCTTTACCATTGCATCTCCTGCCACCCTTTTCATCGGATTCTTTAGTATTGCGATATCCTTTTCGTGTGTTACCGAACCTGCATAAACAAAGCGGACCTTATCCGATTCAGTCTTTACATCCGTGAACTGGTCCTCACCATAAGGCAAAGCGTTTGGAATTACTATCCAATTCTGATTGAGTTCATCAATCTGAACCGCTAAATCATTGTTTGAGCAAGTAACAATATCTGCGACCTTGATATGGTCAATGACCTTCTGCGTTGGATATTTGCCATAAAGAATATGCCAAGCATCAAGATTCCAATAATCGTCAACATCAACCACCAACTTGAATCCGTACTTCTCCCTTAACCTTACAACCTCATCAACCTCCATTCCTGCTATGTAACGATTGATAAAAAGAATGTCATATCCTTTTTCAAGTTCTTCCTCGGTAAGTACATCAGTCATCATTGCATAATCCTTTGGCAAGTAGATTAACGGATTAAACAACCTATGAAATGAAACCCCCGAATTACGTTGACCGACTGTGATTATTCTCATTGTTTATTTTTAAATGGTCTACCTTTCTTCTTGGGTATCGGTTGCTCTACAATTTCGGCATCAAGCAACTTGGATGCTTGGTATGAATCCCAATAGTTACTCAACCGCTTCATCATATCTGCCACACAGTTAGCACACCAACTTGTAAGGATAAAACCAGGGTCAAGATACCTTCTATAAATCTGCTCATACCCCACCAAGATATGCAAGGGTAGGTTCTTCATAAACCCAATCTTTACGCATTCAAAATTGTAAATATTGTCTTGAATAAACTGCTCGTCTTCCTGTGTCATTTGTTATAGGTTTCGTTGTAGTATTGTTCTGCTTGTTTAGTTGCTTCCATTTCAAGAGGTCGTAACAATCCAAATAAATGTGCATTTACTATCTGCTCTTTTTCCATTGCTTTTGCTTGTTCAATGTATGGATTGAAAGATTCTGGATGCAACATTTGTTCTGCTAACCATTCAACTGCTGTTTGTTGTGCCATAGTTTATTTTTTAAAAAATATGTTATTCATAAGGTTACGGAATAGAGGAGCAGATACTCCTGCAACGAATGCCACCAAAACGCAATTAAGGACCATTACGGGCAGAAAGTACAAAGCGATGGCAATATATACGGATAGGCACATATTGCAGTTAAAAGGTTTAAAATTGACTTTGAAGCGTTCCGGAAGCCTTGCCATATCAATTATGTAAAAAACAGAGAAAAGCGTTGCGATAACAATTTTAAGTGATAGCATGGTTTTTGATTTTATATTTTAAAAGTGTTTTAGTTTTTTTAATGGTTTTCATTAGCGACCTATAAGGGATGCCAGTGTCTCGTGAAAGGGACATTATGTTTTGCCCGTTCTCGGAATATAAGCGAAGTATCTCAAGTTCGTACCAATGCAGAATCTTTAAAGAATTATTCAGTTTAACAGTTATCTCATCAGTTTGGATGGTATCGCTTACATCGGGTGCATCGTATTTCTCGGTCCATTCAGTAAATACTCTGCGGAACTTATTAAAGAAGGTTGACCTATCCGACTTTATCATTGAGAGCATTGTGCGGACCAAGTAGAACTTTAAGAATCCCCCGTTATGCATTGACATAAACTTTGCCTCATCCATCTCACAAAGTACCATAAACATCTCTTGCCTCAAATCATCCTGCAACTCAAAAGGTTGCATCTTCTTGATGGCATTGTCTATATCCTTATCGGTGTACAGACCTGCGATGATATCGTTTTTTGTCAGACCCATTCGTTAAGTTCCGGTATGCCTTTATTGTCAGTTGCAAGGTAACACAATGCACCTGCATTCTTTGCTCTATTGAGAAAAACTATTTGATAATCGCTAATTTTATCCTTAATAGTTTTAACCTCGCAATAGACTGCCTTGCCCGTTGACTTGCAAAATCCGGTTATATCTGCCACACCTCTCTCACCAATGAACTTCCTTCCAGGTACAGATAAGTTATTATTTCGCCAAACATAGTATCCTTTTGCTTCCAACTTGATTAATGCGAACTTTGTTATCATTCCTGCGGTAAGGTCCATATTAAAAAAGTTTAGTTTGCATTAGATATGGATTTATATTTTCTTCACATATTTTAATATATTCAGAACTCATCTCACTTCCTATGAAGTTTCTATTTGCCCTTAAAGATGCCATTGCAGTTGTTCCTGTTCCCATAAATGGGTCATAGATTATACCACCTTCAGGGCATCCTGCAAGTATTGGTTTTTTTATCAAATCTGTGTTGTAAGATGCAAAATGTTGGTCTGTGCTTCCTTTTGTTGTTACATCCCAAAAGTCTGACACTGAACCAGGATTCTTGCCTTTATGTATATTTTTAGAGATATCATCTGTTTCTAAAGTTACATCACAAATCATAGTATCAAGTTTATGAAAATCATCACTCCAATCATCTATGTAGTCTTTGCAAATATTCCAATCTTCTACGCTTGGATATGAAAACCCTACATCATCTTTTCTAAACCAATGCTCAATTTTAGTTAATGGTATAGCAGTATCATCACTTAACTTTTTGGCATTTGTTCTACTTCTTAAGTATTTAATCAATTCTTCTTGAGATGGTAGATTATATCTTTTTTGAACAATATTGTTGCCTCTTTCATTATGCATACCTTGTCTATGTTCTTTTTCAATAGATATAGTTTGATATTTACTATTAATATTTTTACTATTTATAGGATTTGTTTTTATTTTATCTCTTATTGCATCCAAATCAAAGTAATATTTCTCAGATTTAGTCATAAAAAATATGTACTCATGCTTCTTGGTAAACCTATCTGTTACAGATTCTGGCATACCATTTCTCTTTGCCCATATTATATCATTTCTAACTATCCATCCTCTGTCAATGCAACCAATAGCAAACCTGTGAGGAATTAACAAAAGGCATTTGTTGGGTAGATTTTTAGGTTTAATTAACTTTCCGCTTTCCCCTCTATTTACAATATAGGTTGAATCTGATTGGTAATCTTTCCCTCTTGCAAGTGCTGCATTTGTTCCACTTTGAGTTGAGAAACTATCCCCTAAATTTATCCAACAAGTACCTTCATCTTTTAGCACTCTATATATCTCATCCATCATTTGCCAAAGATGCTCAAGGTATTCTTGAAAGGTAGGTTCTAATCCCCATTGACCATCATAACCATAGTCACGCAGTTGCCAATAAGGTGGTGATGATATAACACAATCTATGCTTTTATCTTGCATCTTTTTAAGTGTATCAAGACATGGTTCGTTGTATATCTTATTAAATTCCATTACCCTTTGTTTATGAGTTTAGTAAAATAATCAGCAACCGCCATCCGATAACATTGGTGTTCCATGTAGTCATCATCCTTCATCTTGTTCTTTATGTCTATCTTTTCCTGCCTTGAACCTTCAAACATTTTATCATTCATTGCCTTTAGGACCTTGTCGTAGGTGTCCTCAACTTCCACAATGATTTTCCCTTGTTTGTGCAGAATATGGAACACATCAACCCCGAACACGATACTATCCCAAATGCGAAACTTTTTATAACAATCAAACGCAGTTTCTATCTTTTCATCATCAGATATGTACCTTGGTTTCCATTTAGGTTCTTCAACTGGTTTAATCTCATTGAGTTTTTGCATCCCATACCTTGCGAATGACCTGAGTAATCTATGCAGATACAAGACTGAAAAGTTCTGATAGGTTTCTGCTTCCATATCTAACTTACCTTTACTTGCTAAATCAAAAGCAAGGGATAACTCACCAAACTTGATGTTAGGGTATTCCTCAACTATTGACTTATACATGACAGATAGTTCCTCTTTGTTGGGTATCTTATCTCCCTTAATTCCAAGTTTATGCATTCCCCTTATAAGTTCATCAACTACAAGAGCAATGCTGATAGTGTTTAACTTTTCCGATGATTTTGCAAGTTTAAAGCGTTCCAGGTCCAGTTGCTCGGAGTCTGTCAATCTCGGAGAAGTAGTCATGGTACTCGTTTCGTTTTTCATTATAGATGTCAAAGTTTGACTTAGTGCTTGTTCCATTTTTAGTATAATTTTTAGAGTTTTTAATCCAGTTTCTTGATGATGCTTTCCAATCTTTCATAGGGTTCTTTCCTACCTTCCAACCATTGCTCTCATAGTAGTTAAAAAATCCCTCTGCTTCATTTAGGTTTCCAAGTTCTTCAAAATAGTTCTGTACTTCAAATAACTCAGGTTTTAAAAATCCTCTACCTTTTTGTATTTTATTTCTAATTATAACTTCATTTACATTTTCATTTTCATTTTCCATATGTTTATCATATGATTCACATATGTTAGTCATATGTTTAGATTCTGTACCTTTTATCTTATTATTCCTTCTTGATTCTGAATATCTCTTACGCTTTTCTGCTTCCTCATGCATTCTGTTATTGATAAATCCTGCATCAGTTTTATCAAACTTACACCATATATCTTCATCATATGTTCCACATATGTGCATCATATCTTTTTCAGTTAATAAACCATATTGGTGCTGCATACAAAGAAGCGTAATGTATTTACCTACTTGCTCATAGGTCATTCTGCGTACTCCAGTTAGAAAATCAGAAGTATAAAATAACACTGCTGGGTCTTTTGCCATAAAAAAAAATACCTTAAAAAGGTTCGGGGGAAACAAGTTTGCTTTCGCAGAACTTCCAAACCTTTCTAAGGCATTAATAAGTTTATCTTGCACTTGGGTTTCCCAACCAAGTACTCCAAATATAACATTTTACTTAACATCTTCAACTTTTTTCTTCACTCGGACCGCATATGTTTTCCCATCAAGTCTGCTAATAACCTTGCGACCAACCTGCCGTAATTCGCTAATCTTGTTGGGGGGATATCCCATAAAGTTACAAACGCACTTCCCGGACCGATATGTGACCGCTTTTAACCTTCGTTCTTTAATGTCCTCAATGGATAAGTCATAAACAAGGTACTCAACTGCGTTCTCTAAATGATAGGTTATATCCCTCAAAACTTTGGTTTTATAAATAAAATTATGGTTGCACCCAAATAAAAGCATACCGCCAATGGAAGTGAAATGAGAAAAAAGTAAATGATTTTAACTAATCTCATAGGTCCTTAGTTAATCGGTCCTGTGATATTCCGTAGGTTGGACCATGTCCAAGGTCTACAAGGTTCTCATCTACAAATACCTCTGCACCTGGGAAGTATCCTTTAAACTCGTAATCAGGGAACTCGCCTACCATAAGAGCATAGTAGGAAGGTACTGACCTATATTTCCAAGTACCTATTAAAAGCATTCCGTTTGGTTTCTTTGTGGTCTTTACATCTATAAATCCGTGACCATTAATGTAACAATCAAATGGGATAGGATGGTCAATGGTCATATCGGGATAGATGTTTTTTAATTTGCAAAACGCAAACTCTCCGCCAGTACCTTCAAGATTAATGAGTAGGTCATCACCTCCACCCATCTTGTAAGACCTGCTCCCCCTATCAATGTTAATCTTATGCCTTGCTAATGCGATGTTTCTGACAATTTCCTGCTCGTGTAAGTCTAATGTGATATGCATAACGATTGGTT